CGTTTCATCTTTTGTTCCAAATCCATCCCTCACTCAAGTTGTAGCGTCAGATTTAACTGACGTTGGTGAGATTGTGGTTATTGACATACCTAAAGCCCATCCTTGGGCTTCACACACTTTAATTCCTCCTACTGGTAATAATGGTCATCTCTCTGGTACCTTTGTTGTCACAAGGGAGGATTATAAATTATTTGCACCTAATGTCACTCGTGAGGAGATAAATCCCCTCGTAGCTAAAATGGGTGTTAAATCTATTTATTTTAAAGTTAATGGTGATGCTTCTATTTCTAATAAGTTTGTTCCTGTTAAGATAGTTGACTCATCTGCAAATGGTGGTGTTGGTTTTAGATTGGATTTTGCTAATGTTCGTGATGTTCCTAAGAAACAAGACTGGGCTCATTTATTGTCTAGTGTTGCTCATGACGTTTTGCAAAATGCCTCTTATAACGATCAAGATATTCCTTATAATTATCTTGATCCATTTGTTGGTGCTCCTAAGGAAGCAGTTCATCGCCCTACTTGGGATGAGCTTAAGGCTCTTTGTGATAAAAGAGCTCCACCCCCTTATGTACCAAGATCTGGTGTACCACAACGTTATAACCAATTAAATTCAGAGTTAGTTAAAGAAAGTGTTGATCTCATTGAGATCGCGCGCTCTGAACCTTTACCACCAAGGACTTTTGCTGAAGTTGTTTCAGAAGAAGTTCCTTTAAACTTAAGCCGGGAGGGGGTTGTTTATTCCCTCCCGAGATCTCAGGCGACTCAGTCGCCCAATCTAATGGGCTAAAGGAGGGGGCTGCGTCCCTCGCGGAATTTTCGAAGTGGAGAACTTCTGTTTTCCATTTTTCGCGAGCGGACACAGCCCACGCCTTCTATTTTGATCTAGAAGGCGAAAAGTTTGTTGCCGTGAACAATCATGTTGCTTTCGGTGACAATTACCCGACTAAACTTGCCACTGTCTTTTCCGCTACTATAAGGACAGATGGCATGGACCGCCCTAGACAACAGTGGTTTTTTGTCTATAAAATACTTGGTGATCTTCTACTCATTAAACCGTGTAAAGAAGCTAAGTTTAAATCACTTGTACAGTTTACAGTTTTACCTATTCCTGCAATGAAGGTTGATTATTATGCTTGTTCTAAAAAGCTAGTTTTTGATCACGCCCTTTTGGGGTGTACTCTTTGTGGGAAGATGACTGAGAAATTTACTCCTGTCACCCTTGGTGACTTATGGTACTCTATAAATACCGTTAATGGTGATTGCGGTCGTCCGTATTTAGCGTATGACCACGATGCCAATATCTGGCATTTTCAAGGTATCCATACATGGGGCTTAGACTCAAGAAAGAAGATGAATAAGTCTACTCCTTTCTTTTGCCCGGTTATGTGGAGATCTACACCCTTTCCATCATCTAATGATAAGCCTGAGAAAGAAGGATGTTATCAGATTGGATATTTTTCTCATCCAATGAACCCTATCTCCTCTGCTTATGAGTCTCATAAATTAGCATGTGATCTTCTGCCTGTTTTTGAAACTCTTCGAGTTGACTTTGACAAGTACGAGCTCAAACATATAGATGAGAATACATATAAGCGTGGTATTGTTAAATACCAAGAAGTTGCTACTCATTCAATCGATTACACCTTGATTGAATATAAAGCGGCTGACCTTATATTTATGTCAATATGGTCTAGATTTTTTAATTTCAAACCTCTTAGTCTTGAACTTTGTTGTGAAAAGGCTAAGAGGGCTGGAACTGGAGAACTTAACCATTCCTCTGCTGGAACTCCCTTTAATAAGCTAGCTGTTGATAAAGTCGCTTTTATTGATAAGTATGGTTCTGCTATGTATGACGCTGTTAAAGATGGTAGAATTATCCTTCTTGACCCTATCGGCACTAGTTTACCTAAGGATGAAGTTCGTGCTGTTGCTAAGGCAATTCGGTTTATCTTAGCAATGCCTATTCACCACACTTTCTGTGGTGTTTATTTATATAGTGATATGCTAGATCAGATTAAAGATCATATCTATGATGGTAGTAATGCTGCTGCTATAGGTATTGATCTTAATCTAGATATTGATGCAATTTATACTGATCTTTGTCAGTTACAATCTGGTGGTGAACTTTTGAAAGATATTGTTTTTCTGGTGATTTTGATGCTTGTGATACTGCTATGCAGGCTTGTGAGATTTTTCATATCTCTGATTTCATTAGAGAATGCTTACCTGAAAGTGTCTATCCACTTCATGACTGGTATTGGCATAATGTTGTTTATACTAACATTAGGTCTCCTCCAAATCTTTGGTTTAAGAAAGATATTGGTAATCCCTCTGGGCATTACCTTACTTCTTTCCTAAATACATGGGTTTGTCATTACCGAACAATTGTGTCATGTTGTCGCTATTTGTTGCGTTCTAAATATGTAAATATGTTTAAAGCCAACCCTGTTGTCACTTACAACAGGTTTTTTAATTCGAAGCATGGAGGCGATGATTTTCTGGTTGCTACGTCCATTTCCGAATTTACCCGGGAAGATTTTCGGGAAGGGTTAGAATCCTTCCAGGCAGTTACTTTTGACTACCCTGATCTTCCTTGTACTATCTTGAATAGTACATTCTTTTCTATGCGTCCTTCTAGGATTGCTAGGGAAGAAGGTCAACTCTCTTTGAGAGCTATACATCATAAACCTGAAAGGGTTTTTGTAAAAATGTTATACAAGCGTCGTGAACAGACTGATGAAGTGTTCTATCAGAAAGTTTGCGCTGCTATTGTATATTTCTTTTGGGATGAAGCCATTAAGAAAGACCTCATTAAGTTGAAGTTGCTCTTAGAGGCCTATTTCAGAAAGAAGCTCATTCCGTTTATTTATCTCCCTACAGAGAATATTTATTCCCGAATGGGTTTCAAAGCGTTTGAAGCTTCTGATGGTGAATTTCAGGGGTGCGGTATTAAACTAGTGAACCATGGTTTAAAAACCATGCCTAAACCTCGGAGAAACACCAAAGGAAAGAATCCAAACGTTAAAATATCTGCGGATGTCGCTATGGCTCCTCGCGCTAGGCGTCAAAAAGCTCGTGCTGTTACAGCTCGTAAAAATCCTTCTACTGCAATTGTACCTCGAATTAATCGGAGTAATGTCCGAGGAAATAGAGGTTCTAATCAGGAGATTGCATCATTACGAGCCGATATTGCCCGACTGAAGCAGATGACTGTCCGTGCTAATCCTTTGAACGGTCAAATTACTTACGGTATGCCTGAGAAACAACACGACGATATTATTGATATGGTCCTGTTACCTCAATATTCTAAACCCGGACGTCCTATCCCGTTTAGAATTGATTCCCTTACTGTGAGACAGTATGCTGGTACTACTTATGTTCAAAGCATGAATAATGCTATTGATAGTACCTCTGTCTATAAATCTTGTATAGTCGCTACTGGCATTCCTGACTATCCTTTATTTTACTCTCATGATTATTATGATTTTATATATAGTGCTTCTGAGTCTGGTCCTTACACTCGTCTTCAATGTAATAATTTAGAGATGAGTGTAAATATCGGGGCTCCTCTTATTGCTTCCCCTTATGTTAGCGTCGTTGACACTGAGGATCCTAAATATCGTGAGACTAATAATACTATAGTTGGAATGTTTCTTCCCATGCCCCTAGCGGATGCCACTCGTGGTAAACTCTGGGCGTATGGTCGAATGGATAAAACAATGGGTTCTACTGCTGCTTGGAATGTATCTAATAACTGCACCTTTGCTATAACTGTGTATGGTTATTATTATGACGGCTCAACATTCACTTTTGTTGTTGACTCTGGTGTTATTGCTATTGGCGGTAATGCCGTGTTGACTGAGCCAGTTGGAACCCCTAATGCCGTCAATTCTTTTGTGTTTTTATATCAAGGCGGTGATCCTTCCGTCTTTGATGTTCTAATTTTTCTCCCCGATGATAACCAGCATTCACGTGCTCGTGGTCAATACTTTCTTCAACCAGAACAAGCATCCTCTTGGATTGCTAGTGCTGATTTAGGAGAGAGTAGGGTCGAGGCAACTTCTATTTTAGTTTCGTCTCATCAAGACGAATATAATAATGGAGGTTCTATTTTGTCTGGACAAATATTAACCGGATCTGAAGTTTGGTTTCCTACTTGGGAAAGTCGAATAACGGAGAAGGCTTATAAATGTGTCAGACCGTGTATGAAGAAAGGAACTTACAATGTCTTCATACCTACTGCCAACTCATTAACTTGGGATGATTCACCTCGTCCTAATTTATTTTGGAGGTCTACTTCCTTCCCTATGATTCTACTTAATTACTCGCCGCAACAATCAACAGATGTTAGTACAATGAATATTATAATGTCTGTTTCTTATATGTACGGTCAGTCTATTAATTCTGAAGCTATACAGGGAGAGAGGTTAACTTCCCATAGTGACTTAGTCACGACTTTGCTTTCAAATTTAGCAAGAGCGTATTTTCCATCTGAAAATCCAATGCATGAAAAGATGGCTTCTTTTGTTAAACGAGTTACTAAGTTTATGGCTAATAACCCAGAGTTGAAGGAGGCGCTGGTTGCAGCCCTCAAAACCGCTGGAATGGCAGGTCTCAAAGCGATACCTTCCATCGCCGGCCTGTTGATTTAATCAGCAGAAATCAATCATTTATCTTTCGTAGTTTTTCCCACAGTGGTTTTTTACCTACCAAAGAATTTAAC